TTCCACATTTGACCGTAATCTCCGTATGCTTTATGTATATCATCGGGAAATTCGTCAAGTGCCTCCAAATATAGCATCTCTTCGCCGTGCCCGTAACCAAGATTCGTAGTTTCGACGAATATTTCTTTTACCCTATTCAATACATGTTTTCCGGATTCTATTCCGCATGTATAAAACCCTCCGCAAACCACCCATCTATATTCCGCATAATATTCTCTCTTGAATTCAGGTAGTTTGAATTTTTTGTCACATGCATTCAAAACTTGAATATGAAATTTATCGGTGATCTGTGATAAAATACGAGGTAGGACTAAGGGATCATAATTTTCGCAAATACGAATTGTGTCTTTTCCAAGAAAGGCGTCGACCCATCCGAATTTTGACGTTTTGAATGGATTTTTATCTATGGTTTGGAGAACAAAATCGGCTTTGTTGCATTGTAGTAAATGAATATATTCATCGTTTCTTGAATCCCGAGACGGCCAATAAATCCGCCGGTTTTCTCTCACTTTATCTATGTATTGGAAGGACCAAAGATCCGTTTTTTCAGTCACATAATACGCAGTCATTTCGTCGAGACCGAATTCTTGGCGCTTTTTCATGATTAAAGGGATCGTATCTTTATCGCCGTATATTGCCAAATATACGGGTATAGATAATAACGCCGTGCATACATCAATGGTTTCTTGGATTGTTCTAGCTGCGTGTATTGGATTGTTTGAGCAATAAATGGCGGTACTCAATGTACAATCCGGGATCATTCTTTTCATTTTTACGACCCCATTTTTTATATAATTTTGTTGAACGAAATTATATACATAAAAATATTAGTACGAAGCAGCATTATCCACCGGGAACCCAGGAAAATTGTAACAGTTTTTCATCTAGAGATCTTATGATGGAAAAAGGTAAGGAATTGGAATGTTCCCGAAGGGCGGGAGGGGGCAAGGGTCTGGAAATCCTTCGGATTTCTGAAGAACCGGGGGTTCCCCCTAGTACGAAGGTTCGCCTTCAGGTTCACCCCAATTCAGATGGGTAATTATTGCCTTATCGAATTCGTCGCCTGTTAGAACAGTCTTTTTCAAAAGCATATCCACCATGAAAGATACGTGAAATTGTTTTTCTGTCAAAATGTTTATTGCTTCTACATAGGCTGCATCGACCAAGGCCAATGATTCTTGGTCAATAACATTACGCGTGTTTTCGGAATAGACGGATCCACCCGCAATGCTTCTACCTAGAAATGGATTTTGATCCGCATCCATTGTTTCATCAAAAAACACCTCAAGATCATTTCCCATTCCATAATTTCCAATCATTCTACGCGCAATCTGGTTTGCCTGTTTTAGATCTTGGATTGCACCAAGAGAAACTTCATCTTTTCCGTAAAATAATTGCTCTGCGGCCTTGCCGCCTAGCGCAATTATTAAACGCTTCTTTAACAGATCTTTTGTATATAGACCACCGTCGATAATCTCAGGATGTTCTCCGAATATAGTGTATCCTCCCGCTCCATTATATGTACTTTGAATAGTCACTTTCTTTAATTGATAATATTCGTTGAAATAATTCGCCAAAAAGGCGTGTCCGATTTCGTGAATTGCCACTCGGCGACGCGTTTCATCGCTTCTTGAATCGGTTTTCTTGATGATTCCCACGATTATTTTCTCCAAGGCGTCTTCCAGATTTTTTTGCGTAATGACCTCTGCTCCTTGTCGGGCCGAATTGATGGCCGCTTCATTAATTAAATTCTTTAGTTGTGCCCCGGAGAATCCGGCTGTCATCTCCGCAAGCAAATCTGTTTCTAGACCAGAATCAACCTTTTTATTCTTGAAATTTAGTTCCAAGATGGCGCGTCGAGAATCTCGGTCGGGTAGAGGCACAGTTACAATTCGGTCAAATCGACCGGGGCGCAAAAGCGCCGAATCCAAGACATCTTTTCTATTAGTCGCCGCGATTACAATAATATCATCGTTTTGTTCGAATCCGTCCATTTCGGCCAAGAGTTGATTTAATGTTTGCTCGCGCTCGTCATTTCCCATGTTTATTCCCGTTCCGCGCTGCCGACCGATGGAATCAATTTCATCGATGAAAATAATAGCCGGTTTATTTTCCCGTGCCAGACGAAATAAATTGCGTATCTTTTGCGCTCCAAGACCGACATACAATTCGATAAATTCACTCGCCGAAACGGCGATGAACCAGGCGTCCGTTTCTCCGGCAATGGCCTTTGCAATAAGCGTTTTGCCAGTTCCTGGGGGGCCTTCTAGCAAAATTCCTTTGGGTATTTCCGCGCCTGCATTCTCGTATGCCGTTGAATTTTTTAGGAATGAAACAATTTCGGTGCATTCTTCAAACACTTCGGGACTGCCTGCCCAAGATTGAAGTGTAATATTTGCCTTTTGCATATTCATTTTATCGTCGCTTTCTCCACCCATGAGAAATGAAGGGAAAAAGGGCGTCGATCCGCTTATAAGTGAAAGGATGGATCTTATTACAAATAAAACCAAGAATGGAGTAAATATGAAATTGAAAGAGTCTCCTATAAAACGCAGAGCATCGGATGCTGGATTAGACGGATTGACTAAAAAAAGCGGATGAAGGTCGTTTTTCTCGGAATAGTCGATGATTCGATCGGTTATAACCGGATTTGAAACGGCGACTTTATACGACGGCGGATCTTTATCATTTTCACCTTCCTTTTCTTGGTAATAAATATAATTTAGGTCTTGCGAAAAATACATGTTTTCTATATTGTGATTTTCTATGTTTTCGTAGACGTTACTTAGGGGAGACGGTTTTGCGCGCATTATTCCGACGTTTTTAATTGGAGCCGCTTTGGAAAACGAAATGAATATAAATGCAAAAAACCAAAATTTCATATATAATATATGTCGCTTTATCTTTAAACCCTTGAAGAATTAAAATGTCCCATTTTAATTCCTTAATGGTAAGATCTCATTGGCAATTTACACCTTTGCGCATTTTCTACGTAGTGACAATGTGCATGGAACCGTTGCCTTTGCACTGATAAATATATTTTTACGTGGATTTAGACCTTTTAATATTGGGAAATATTGATTTGTAAACAATAAAGATAATCGCTAACATAAAATTGAATATATAGATCACACAAAAAGAGATGTTAAAAATGGGAATCAAAAATTTAAACCGCTATTTCATTGATAATTGCAGCAAACGCACCATGCGCGTTGAAAATCTGAAAAGTTTTTCAAATAAAACCATAGTAATAGACGCAAGTATATATATTTATAAATTCCTCTCGCGCAATGCGCTTCTCGAAAATATGTATTTGATGATTTCTATTTTGCTTTCCAATAGAATTACGCCAATTTTCGTTTTCGATGGAAAACCTCCCGCAGAAAAGAGGGAATTGTTACAGCAGCGATCTGCGTTGAAAAAAGACGCCGAGTCAAAATATAACGAATTAAAAACGGAATTGGAAATTTCAACCAATGAAGAGAAGGCGCACGTTTTACTAGAAATGGAATCTCTGAAGAAAAAGTTTATTCGAATTAAGGATGGGGACACAAGAAGTGTAAAATCTCTCATATCGGCATTTGGACTCTCTTATTATACTGCAAAGGGAGAGGCAGACAAGTTGTGTGTATATTTGGTAAAATCGGGAGAAGCATGGGCTTGCCTAAGTGACGACATGGATATGTTTATTTACGGCTGTCCGAGGGTTCTAAGACATATCAGTCTCATAAAACACACGGTGATATTGTACGACTTGGATAAAATGTTGGAGGAATTGAATTTATCGTTGACCAATTTCAAAACGATTGCCATTTTGTCGGGAACGGATTATAACATCAATGATAAACTGACCCTATACGATTCGATGCATTTGTACAATGATTTTAAAGAAGAAAAACAGAATATTTCTTTCAACGATTGGCTCAATAATTCAAATTCGATTTCTCGAGATAAATTGGCTGAACTTTACGAAATGTTTTCTGTTTCAGACGAGGACCAACTGTCGGATTACGTAGATAAGTCGTTTACGTCCCATTTCGATAATGCGTCGATTCACAATATTATGAAAACAGAAGGATTTGTTTTCGTTTAGTAAATCCACGAATTAACTACATATTATTATTTATTTTTATAAATAATAATTTTTATGAATCAATCAAAAACTTTTTTCAGGTTCAAGCGGTGGCAACGGCGGCGACCTCGGCCTTCACGAAGTGGTGCTTCATGAAACGCTGGAGGTTGAAATAAGTGAGCTCGTCCTCAGACTTGATCTTGAGGAGGGCACCGAGCTTAGCATCGGGCTTGATGATGCGACCGTTGACCTTATCCTGAAGGGAGTTGGCGCGGATATAAGCGTTGATCTCCTTGCTGACATCGGTGCGGGCCATCTCGGTGCCAACCGACTTACCGAGGAACTTGGCAAGCTCGTCGCTGATGCGAGTGGGCTTGACAAAGCCCGAGGGCTGGCGGTTTCCAGAGCGCTTGCTCTTCTTAGACGAGCTCTTCTGAGCGGCCTTCATCTCACGATTCACTGCCTTCTCGAGCGTCTTGTAGTCGCTCTTGAGGGTGGAGAAGATGCTGAAAAGCTGCTGCAACTTGGCGCTGAACTCGGTCATCTTTGTGCAAACCGACGACTCGACCGAAGGCTCGGCATCAACCACGGGAGCAACAACAGCAGGAGCGGTCTCAACTACAGGAGCGGTCTCCTTCTTGGAGGCTCTAACCTTCTTCTCGGCCTTCTTCTCGGCGACGGGGGGGACAACAACATTCTCGACGGAAACGGGGGCAGCGGACTGCTTATCACTCTTAGAAGCACGTACCATTCTAAGCTTATACTTTATATAATGTTCTTTTTTTAAATACTTTAACGCATTAAATTATTTATCGCTAAAGGTTTGACTGGATGCATCGAGCATTTTGAATCTTTTTTCGTTAAAAGGTTCAAAAGTAATATATGTTTAGCAATTTTACTTTCTAACTTTTTTGGACGTTTCTTTATGCGGTCATTGACCCCTGAAGAGGTTGAATATTCAATAGTGTAAATCAAACGATAGATTCATATAACCACGGCATTGATGTTCTCGCTTGAGGTGAAACAATAGTAAGAGCGGTCAATACTTGAAATGCTCCAAGCGTTTTAAAATCGGCGGTTATTCCAGTGTATATCATATTTTCCATTACATAAACACACGAACTTTTCATATTTGCTTCATCCGTTGAGTTTATTGTGTTAAGCATAAATGGACTACCAAATGGACAAATTTTATTTTTAGTTTCTAATGGCAATCGCGATCTATATGACCAAATTTCGTATAAAATTCTATAGTATCTTATGTATTGGTTTGTGTCTAAATTGGAAAACCACCCCGACTCTGTATAATTTCCAAGTTGATCAATCTCCATAAAAAGTTGCATAATTCTAGCTTCCATGGTCTGTTCGCGTATTTGATTTAATTTATTTATTGTTTCAGTGTAGTTGTAACCGTTTTCTTGGGTTCTAATGTTTTGTAAAGCGTTTCTTGTATAAACCGTTCTTGCCGGCCCTGACCGAATGGTTATTTTGTTGTTGACGAATTCGTTGATTTCTTCCGGAACTTCTTTGTGTATTATTTTTGTTAATTTCGATAATCTTTCTATGGGCACGATCAAAAATTCCATTTTTGTTCTCGTGTAAGGATTTAATATATTTTTAGTTTTACTTTTAAATAATGAAATAATTGACGATAGTCGGAATCCGTATATAAAATCGCCGCATTTGTAACTGAAAAAATCGCTGGCTTCAATATTGGTTAATTTATCAAAAGTATAAAAATCTGTTTCGTTTACACATAAACTTCTGTTTTTTAGTCCGTCTCCTCTTAATTGAATAGAATCGCGCGTCATTTTTCCTCGAAATAGTTTTTGCATTTGTTTACACGCGTTTTCTTTTTTTAAGAAGTCTACAATTCTATGGATGATGTCTTTTTTCTTTCCGGATAAAATAAAGTCAAAATTTGCTTTTATTTTTTTTTGGTCGGCTGAACTATATTTTCTATGAGAAATTGCGCTATTTTTATGAAAATCAACGGTGGATTTATAATATTTTAATGCATCGCGCAATTCGTTGTGTTTATATTTGTCTAAATGTTCTTTTTCGTTATATTTATTTTTGATTTCAATTGCAATATCGGGAGGAGAATTGTCCAATAGTTCTGTAATTTCTGGTACTTCAATTTGTTCTGTATTATTTTCAATAAAAGAATTTCGAATAGTTAATATTGCACCTCGTCTTAATGTTGACAGCATTTATAATAGTATATATATATATTATTTATATATATTATTTTGAATCATTTTATTAATGCAAGCATGCAATTAGCATTTAATAAAATTTTATGTTCGAATTTTACACATTTGTACAATTACACAAGTTTATGAAACGCACATTCTGGGTCATACAAGGGCAACGGTATAATCAAACGTAAATATTTTTAATTAATAAATTATATAAAAGTATTGTTTTTCATTTTTATACAATGACTTCCGTATCATTTGATGGGTTTGAATACGCAACAGACGATCCAGTCTTTCGACATTTTATTTCATTGGGTGCTTCTGAACCATATCCAAGACATCTCGCAATAGTCCGAAAATATCTCAAAATTTTCCCACACAAGAATCAAACCTATTTGGACATTGGAGCGCATATTGGAACGACCATCATGCCTTATTCCCGACTTTTCTCAAATGTTGTTGGATATGAACCCAATTTTGAAAACTTTAATAATCTCGAGAAAAACGTGAAACAGCTTTCCCTTGTTCCAAGAATTTTTCGCCAAGCTCTATCCAACAAATCATGCGTAGGAAATATGATTCAACATGGAGGCGGAAATAGTGGCTGCTTCTTTTTCCAAGAAGATGAACT